ATTTTTCTTTGTAGTAAAAATATTATAAAGTGTTAACACTTATATATGTATCACAAAAAAATTATAAAATCAATGTATAAAATGAAAAATGGAGTGAAAAAATATGTCATTAATAGTTAGATATAATGGAAAAATGAATGTTATAGGAAAAACATTAAAGGAATATAGAATAAAAAATGACCTTTCTTATGAAGTCCTATCTGCTAAATTAGAACTTTTAGGAATTAGTATACATAAGCAAAGTTTATATGATATAGAAAACGATAAAAGAACAGTAAAAGATTATGAATTATTTGGATTGGCTTATATATTAGGAATAGATATTAATGATTTATTTAAAGATATGAGAAAATCAATATAAAAAGCGAGATATAACATCTCGCTTTTTACTATTTAAAAATCCATTTCTTTTGACAATTCTTCTATTGAATAAACTTTATTATTTCTTTCATCTACAAATTGTATTTTAAAATCGCATTCATTAACAAATTTATTTATTGTAGAAAATGCAGGATTATATCTTTCAGTTTCATAGTTAGAAATTGTATTATCTGCGATATTCAATTTCTTACCTATATCTACTTGTGTTAATCCTCTCATCTTTCTTACATTCTTCAAAATCATTCCAATCATTTTTACCACCTATATAATTATTACAAAAATCCAGATATTTATCATAAAATTTCGGTAATACCGAAGTTTTTTACTCGAATTTATTGAATTTTCATTTTTACTTTGTTATAATTTTTTCATATAAGGAGGTAATATATGGAAAATTATACGAAAAAAGAAAATATTTTTATCATTACTATAATGATTATAAACATCGTTATTGCTTACTTAATCACATTCGCTTATGATGTTACTAATGTTGTATTATACGAATCTTTTTCAGCTACTGGATATATGATTACTTATGAAGTTTTAATTTGGTATACCTTATCTTTTTTAGAATCTGGTATTTTTGAATTATATAAAAGAAAGAAGCAAGAGACTTAACTCTTGCTTTTATAGTTTTATTAATTTGCCTTTTTTCAATAAATCTAATAACTTTATATTTTGACTGGCTGTTCCTAAATAAAGTTTTATTCCATTTTTATTTGCTATCTTCCTACGATTATCAAATGATGAATTTACCTTAATAGAATTTAATGCATTTACTATACTTACATGCTTAGATTCGCATTTAGGATAATATTGTGTTGGAGATCCTACTTTTTTATTTACGATTGCTTGTACTTCATTGTAACTATATCCTGCTTTTTCTAAAGCTTTTTTTCTAGCACTACCATTTCCCCATTTTCCTTCTAAAACTTCTTTTGCAAGCTCTTCATTTGTTTTCTTGTTTTTTTCATATGTTATATATGGACATTCACACCAACTTGTCCATTTTCTATCTGTTAACTTTGTTTTACAAACTCCACCACCTTTATGGTCTTGTTTTGCAAAACTCTTATTAGGTGTACATTCTATAACATATCCGTTTCCAATATAGATTCCTATATGTCCATCCATATGAACTAATATTCCTTCTGTTTCTGGCATTGTACCAATTTTACCTTTTACTTTAGCAGCATTTAGCATTCCATTCGCAGACTTATCTTGTTTTGAATTATATTTCACATTTCCATGTCCACCCCACAAATATGCTTTTATTAATCCAACACAATCAAATGCATATTCTGTTCCTGAACTTTTTAAACAATTTTTATAAATATTTTGACGAGATATATTATATGTATATTGTTTTGCTTTTTGTGTTATAAATGCTTCTGATAATGTATTTCCATAACTACCATATAAATATATACTATCATTTCCTAATGCTAGAGCTTTTTTTACATATTCTACTAATCCTTTATTTGTTAATTCCCTTGATATTCCTCACTTTCCCAAAAGCGACTCACGAGAATCGATTTAGAGCCACTTTCATTTTAAATTGATATACTATCATTACTCACTTTTATTCAATTTTCCATCATCTAACAAATCTTTTGCTGTCTTTCGTGTTCTATCATATAAATATTGTACTATTTTTATAAACAAAGTATCTTTAATGAATATTTCAATAAATGGTACAGTTGCAATTACATATCTATATAAATTATCTGCAACATATTTAAGCTTATCTTCTGTAATATATTTTTCTGCTTGAAGAAATAATGCATTTGCTCTATTTCTTATTTTTTCTACTTTAATTATTACAAATAGCAATATAAAAACTAAAATACTTATTATTCCTAATATAATATATTCCCTTAACTCTCCCCCCTAATTAAATATTAATGTACATATAGCACCTATTAAAGCGCCCACAATTGTTCCTATTGTTGTTGTAACAATTTTATCCCAATTTTTCGCTGGTTTTTCTTCTATAGCCTGTAATCTATTATTCATATTATTTTGTTCTTCTCTCATATGTTTTGTTTCTGTTGCAATTTCTTTTACAGCTATAGTCAAATCTTTTATTTCTGAAACCTCTTCCTCTAGCTTTTCTATTCTTCTACTATTTGATTTTGTTCTTTCTTCAATGTGAGCTACTTGAACCTCTAAATTTTCCCTTTATATTCTTCCTTTCTTCTACATTGCTTTTATAATATAATTTATAACTATATATGGTTGTAAGTTATTGTGCGAATTGCCACTACCTGTATTTCCAACTGTTCCGCCTTGAGTTGTACTAGATGTGTTTCCACTATTTCCTCCTGTATTAAAAGCACCACTATTAGCAGTTGAACCACTATTTCCACCAGTAGTTGAAGCATTAGTACTAACACTATGTGTATGCGCTCCAGCAGAAATTGCTCCATTACCATCTGTTCCATCATAACTATCTGCAGAATCGTTTCTTCTTAATACCATATATCCACCTGTTGATTGATTCATTCCTGAAAAGCCTTTGTATCTTATGCTATGCTCGTGTGCTCCAGCACTTGCAGCACTACCAGACAAAGCTGGTATACTATGTGTATGTCCATTTAATCCATGAGAGTGCGCTCCTACAGAGTGAACATGTCCATTTAATGTATGAGTGTGTGCAGAACCTGTAAATCCATGATTATGACTTGGTAATTGTGCAGTTGTTAAAGTATGTGTTGCCGCACCACCTGTTTGTCCTAGTGTAGCAAAAGATGAATTACTAGAATCTTTTCCAACGGGTACTCTTGTTTTTAAGTTTGGTACATTGAAAGTAGTACTTCCATCTCCGCTTCCATATTTAGTACCAATTACAGAATATAGTTTACTATATGTTGTTCTAGAAACGGCTTGTCCATTACATAACAAATATTTACTAGGAATAGTATCACTTACATATTGCAATACACTACCTACAGGAAGTCCTGAGCCTAATATTTCTCCATCCACCTGTAAAGTTCCTCCTAAATTCGTGTCATACTTTTGTCCTATTGCTACCTTATTTCCATATATAGCAATTGCAGGAGTACCACTAGAAAGAGTAATTATATATTCTGTAGATACATCTAATTGGTCCTCAACTATCATTTTTATATTGTAAGATGTAGATACATCAAATCCCTTATTTGCAGTTGGACCTTGTATAACTAAATTTCCACTGAAAGTACCTTGATTTGTTGTAAATGTTATAGTTGTCGGTCCTGCAATATATGTATTACTTGTAGTTGCTTTATAATAATATTTAATACTTTTAATACTATTAGTTACACTTCCAAAAGTATCTTTCCACCAATTACCATTAAATCCTAAAGTTACCTGCTCTCCTACTCCATTTTCATTACGAATTGCAGTTACACCTGTTATTACTGGTTTTGTATAATTTTTCATTGTAGCAACTTTACTAATAGTTGTACTATTCCCTCTACTATCAATAGCACTTATAGCCATTGTAGGATTTGTTACTTTTGCAACCTCCATCGTAACTGCAGTAGAAGAACTATATGCAGCATCTTTTGTAACACTTCCTATTGCTAATCTATATGTTTTAATACTAGCACTATTTTTTCCAGCTGCTTTATTAGCAGTTGAGATAGTTACTTTAACATTTGAATACCCATTAACTAAAATCTGATTATTTCCTGTTAAAGCTTTTATAGTAGCATTAGTATCTTCATATTCAAAATTTGAAAATGTTGGATTACTATTTGTTACATAATATTCTCTATCCACACAACTCCAATAACTTGTTCCATTACACACAGTTACTAAGCAATATCTCATATTTCCTTTATTAGCATTAGGAACTTTTGCATACATTGCACTTGCAGTAGGATAAAATGTATGACTTGTTTTTCCTGTAACAACTTCTTCAGCAGTAAAACTACTTTCTCTATTTCCATTCAATAGATTCTCTAAATATACATATATATGTTGTCCACTTGGATTTGTAAAAGAAATTGTTGGATTTTCCCCTATATTAATATGTGGTGCTGAAGTAATAGTTGCTATTTGATATGTTGTTACACTTATTGTAGCAGTTCCAGCTTCTCCACTCGCAGACCCTACTTTATAAACTTCTATAACATAACTTGTATTAGGAGATAATCCTGTGAAAGTAGCACTATCTTGATAATTTCCATAAGAACCATTTGATGTTTTTATCCTATATTTTGTACTAGAAACAGATACATTACAGCCTGAAGTTACAACAATTGAATTTACAGTTCTGCTAGATAAGCTAATTGTTGGATATGTTTTTGCATGTGTTGTTACACTTAATGTACTAGAATCTGTTGTTAATTGACTATCTTTTCTTCTTACTCTTGTTTTTATATTATAAGTAGTATTAGCTGATAATCCACTAATTGTATATGTTCCACTTGTACCATCTGTAACATCAACTCCAGCCCAAGATGCTCCATTATCTTTTGAATACCATATATAATCTATTGTGCTATCACTAGACCAATTCATTACTATACTGGATGTTGTTTTACTATTTAAACTTTGATTAGATGTTGCATACCTTGGTATTGTTGCAGGTTTTACTGTTACACTTGCAGAACCAGAAGTTAAAGAATAATTTGAAGTACCTGCTGTGCAAGTGAAGGAACCAGACTTACTAGCTGAATATGTACCATCAGCATTATGTGTTACTGTAATTGTTTTTTCTCCAAAGTTCTGCCAAGTATTTGTACTTCTCATATCTACAGGTTTGTCATTTTTTACTGTTGTTCCATCTATTATCGAAGTTAAACCTTTGTTAGCATTATAGGTTGCATATGATGAATTTATTGACCTACATTCTAGCTTCAATGTTACATTTGAAGTGTTTGTTGCAATATCTTGACTATTCACTTGATATCCTAATCTAAGTTCATATTCTTTTCTAGTTTGTCCGTTTCTAACTTTACAATTAGTTACTGTTCCATATGTATATGCCCTTTAATTTTCCTCCTATAAACTACAAAACCACACTTGATCTCCGACCTTTTGTAACAGTAATGATTCTGCTATTTTCATATCTTTTTTTACAATTAATTGTTGTGTTTCTGTTCCATATTTCGTAAATTCAGCAACTTTTTCAGAAGTTTCTGTATTTTTTATTCCAATTCCATCAGCCTCTGCACTTAATTCAGTGTCCGAACCTGTTGCTCTAATTTTTAAACCTTTTCCTATTTGAACTGTATCTGTATAACTTTCATTTGCATTTTGAGTCCAGCTTGTTTTTATATTTCCTTCAGCCAACATTAAATCTGTTATAAATACAGATAAATCCATATCGCTTTTTAATTCTATTCTTATAGTATTTGAATTTACTTCTATAATTCTTTCTATATTTGTCCATTTACTTTCTACCAAGTTGATTTCTGTGTCATTTATTTTTAAAGAAGCAATCGCACCAGCCTTTAATAATTTATATGAAAACGATAAATAGTATTCTCCGTTTTTTATTTCTGTTATATTTTGATATATAGTTTCATTTTGTAATTGCAATGCACTACCAGATATACTATTTTGTTTTACATCTGAACTATTATTACTAATAACATTTCCTTCGGTTTCCTCATCCAATAACCAAAAATCTTTACCAAAGTACCCTACAGAATTTTTGATTAAATTTTGTCCACCTGTTATAGTTTTTCCTGTAACAATACCATCAATTGTTTCTTCTATTCGCATTATCTTATCTTGTATTTCATCTGTTGTATCTTTAATTTCTGTTCTTATACCATTAACATCACTTTGCACTTGGTTTAATTTAGTTCCTTGGTCTGTTGTTTCTTGTATTAATTGAGTAATAGATAATGTTTGTTTGTCTACAACAATTTCTGCTTTTGTTTCCCTTTGTTTACTTTTTGAAATATATTGATGTTTTTGTTGAGTATTAGTTAGTGCAAGAGTTTCTATAGAACTAGTTCTTGTTCTTGGAATATTTATAATTTGATTCAAAACAATTGTATCTATCCATCCTGTATCTTCCATATTTCTAACTTTAATTACATCTCCACAATCTAAATACATTGGAGATTTCAAATTAAACTTCACAGGTATATACGAAAAATTATGTAATTGCTCATACAAATCATTTATAACCTGTTCTCTTAATTCTTCAGTATATAAAAATGGATTATCATCTATTCTTATTGTTGTTTCTCCATATTCTAAAATGCTATCATTATCTTTTAAAGTTACATTTTCTCCTTCAACATTACTCATACCAACAGAGACTACATTTACAGGTCCATATCTTTTATCTATTTCAAGTTTACTATTCATAATATCTAAATCTATTTGAACATCAGTGTTGTTCTTTAAATACATTTGGCATTTATTATTTCTGTTTATCTTTGAGAAACTGCCAAACACTTCTGCAATTTTCATTAATATATTTCTTCCTGTATATCCATCAAAATTTGGCATCTCATTTACAATAAAATTTTCATTTGGCAAAGTCTGTTCTTCTATTTCAATTCCATATGATGACATAAATTCTCTATAAAAGTCTTTCAAAGTAATAGGAAATGTTGGTTTGAAAGTAATATTTTTAGAAAATTCTTCATTCAATTTAATCATAAGGTCATAAGCGATTATTCTATATTTCCCACTAGATTTTAAATCTTCATATTGTGAAACTATAAATTCTCCATAAGGAATATATTCATATACTTTTATTATTTCAGTTTCCCCAGTTTCTGCATCTGTTTTTTCTTCTTCTGTTAATACACCAACTTCTAGTGTAAATACTTTATCTGCTAAATCATAATTTAACGGATTTCTTATTTCTATTTCTACTTCTTTTGTCATAGCTGTTCCTATTAACAATCCATCATTATAACAAAAATCTGTTATTTTTATTCCAGCATCCGTTAAGTCATTTTCTTCTAAAATTAAGTTTTGATTTTCTGTATCATCTGGAAAAAAGTTTTCAAAAGTTATTCTTCCAGAAGCGGTTACAACATTGCTTCCAACATTGTTTTTAAACTTTTCACTTACATTTAAATACCTTTTGATTTCTCCTTCCTAATATTCTACTAGTTGAATTTTCATTGAATTATAAAGCATTTCATCAGGATTCCAATATATAGATGGACAAAGATCTCCATGATAACAAATAATGGTCTCAATATTATTTGTGAATATATCAAATCCTTTTACAGTTAATTTCGATTTATCAAACAAAACCATATAATTATGCATTTGTTCTCTAGAACAAGGTGGAAGAACTATATCTATTGTTCTAGGATGATGTGCTAAAACATTTCTTTCCATTTTACCTTTTAGATTTCTACCTGAATCTAAATCAATTTCTTTTTTACTAAAATCATAACTCATAACTTCTACATCTATTCCATCTATGTTTAAAAGTTGTGTTGCCCTCTATAGTTCCTCCTTTCTACACTGTTCCATATATATTTTGATTTCTTAACATTCTTTCTTCTACTATCGAAGTAATTTCTCTGCCATCAACTATAACTCTTATATCTCCGTTTCTTGAATTTCCCATTACATTTGCAACTGCTTGTGCAACACCTTGAGAAACTGCTTGTACAATTTGTTGATTATTCATTACAGCATTATTGTTTCCTATTTTACCTACCAACTCTGGTCCAGCTTCTCTAGCCACAAACAATTCGCCTATGTCTGGCAAACCACCTTCAGCATACCAAGAAACACTTAATTTAGGCATTTGTGTAGGTAAATTTAAAAGTTCTAATGCTTTTTTTAGTACACCTGATGCTTGCGCACCATTTGAGGACCAAGAAATGTGAGGAAATTTAAATTTAATTTGGTCTAGCTTTAATGTTTCTTTTACCCCTTTTATCGCATCAGTTCCTAGTTGTTTCCACTTTTCTTTAGTAAACCAAGGCGCTACATTCTTTTCCCACCAATCTTTAATTGGTTTTAATTTAGTAACTAACTCATCATATTTAGTTTTTAATCCATCTTGTGCTTTTTGTGCTAATTCTTGCCATTTTTCAATAGTAAACCAAGGTGCTACATCTGTAGTCCACCAGTTAGAAATAGTTTTTCCTACTTCTCCCCAGAAATAACTCCATTTTGATTTTATTTCTCCTGTATCTTCATCTATATATTTTGCAATATCTTCATTTTCTGCTTTAAACTCTTCATATATTTTTCTATGCATTTCTTCTGCATCTTTAATTCTTTCATCTCTTGCATTAGCACTTGCTTCAATCCATTTTTGATATTCTTCTTCAGTAATTTGTCCAGCATCTCTTAATTTTCTCGCTTGCTCTACTTGTTTTGTATATGTATCTTGAGCATTCTTGATTGTTTCATCTCTAGTTTTTATACTTTCTTTTATTATTGCACTTGCTTGTTCTGCAGATAAAGCTTTAGCATTTTGAGACATTCTTCCTAAAATTAATATTGCTTCTTCTTCGCTTGCTGATAAAGTTTCAACTGTCATAGTTTTCATCTCGTTATATAGTCCATTTATTTTATTTACTTCATCTTCAGTTAAACTTCTTTTTTCTTTACTTGCTTTCTTTTGTATATCTATAATTTGTTTCTGTTTATCATCAATTAATTTTTGCTGATTATCATAGAAAGTGGCAGTTTTATTGTACATTTCATTAAACATTTCATCTCCCATACTTTCTTTTAAAGCATCATTAAACCCAGATAAACTTTCCTTTTTAGCTTTTTCTAATCCTTCTTTTACTGCACTAGTAATTCTATTTAAACTATCTTCTGTTTTCTTAATATCATTTTCGGTTATTATTTTATCTCCCCAGTCTTGTTTCTTTAATTCTGTTTCTAATGAATTAAATTCATCAACTAGACCTGTTAATTTTTTCTTTGTTTCATCACTAGCACCTTTAAATATATCTAATTGTTTTATTGCTGGCGACACATTAAAGTATACAATTAAAGCTACTACTGCGGCTATTGCGGCTACAATTCCAGCTAATGCTGCTGTACTTATTCCTAAAGCAGTTGCTAAAGCTCCAAAAGCAGCACCTAATTTTCCTAATAATGGACAAACATATGCAATACCTTCTCCTAAAGTTGCTGCACCACCTGCTACTGCTTTTATAGCAAATACAATTTTGCTTCCAGCAATAGCGGCAATTAAACCTTTTATTGCAGTAACTATTCCTTTTATCCAAGAAATACCTTTTTTGAATATAGTTATACCAGCAATTACTAATAATATATCTCTAATTTTTTCTATGTTTTGATAGCCTTCTTTTAGTTTCCAAGAAATATCCCCTGTTATAGGGTCAATCTCTTTTGTATATCCTAACCATTGCATTATACTATCTCTTATCTCTGTAGCTCTCATTTGAACTTTTTCCATCTTGCTTTCATAATCATCTAATGCATTAAGAATTGCAGGGTCTATTTTTCCAATTCCACCATTGCCACCAGAACCTTTACTTTCTGTTGGAGTATTTATAACATTTAAAACATCAAATCCCATTAATGTTTTCTTTAATTCTTTTGCTTTTTTACTTGCACTGCCAAGATTACTAGAAACCCCACCTGTGCTACTTTCAACCGATTCAAATATATCTGTTATGTTTGAGTCATCTCCAACATACCCTGTAAATATGGCTAACATTTTTATTAACTCTTTTATTACCATTACAAAAGCATTAATATATGGTAATACTTTTCCAACTGTTCCCATAAATACATTACCAATCCAAATTCCAACTTCTTGAATTTGTGCTTTTAAAACTTTCATTTGATTAGCTGGTTGTTCTATTGTACGAGCAAGATCTCCCATTGCACCAGTTCTGCCTAATTGCTCCATTAATACAATTATTCTCAATATTCTTTTTTCCATTTGATTTAATTGATTAACAGACCTATCAATTCCCAATTCTTGAGCTTTAGCACCTATTGTTGTATCAGATACATCATATCCCGAATCTGTTCTTATAGGTCTAATACTTCCAACTAATGCTGATTGAAATTTATTCATTGCATCTTCTTGTCCTACATTGAACATAGAAGAATAATCAAGTGCCATTTTTACCAAGCTTTCAGATATTCTTTCAGATTCAATATCTGTAAAATTACCTAATCCAGATATTATATTTTTATATGTAGATTGATAATCCATAAGTTCGGCTTTTGCTATTCCAATTGCTTCTGATATTTGATTCACAAATCTAACTGCTTGAGGTTTACCGCTTCCCATTGCCATATTAAATTTATTCTGTGTTTCTATATAATCAACTGCAGAATTATAAACATTTGCTAAAGCTACTCTTAATCTTTTAGTTAAATTCCAATATAGATACAATTTATTAACATCGAACATTGAACTTAATCTTTCTTTAAGCCCACCTGTTGTTTTCATAGTTTGAGAAAAACTTTTACTTATTTCATTTCCTGCATTATCTGTAACTACTTTTAATTTATTTACTTGAGTAGCAGTTTCTTGCACCATTGTAGTTACATTACTTATATTCCCTAATTTATCAACTTTAGTTATTATACTAGTTATAGCTCCATCAAATTGAACAGCTGATTTAGTTATTCTATTAAATTCATCTACTGCTTGAGATAAGGTTGCTTTTAACTTAATATCTAATTGTTCATCATTCCTATTTCTTTCATACTCCTTTCTTTCCTATTTTCGACCAGTAATTTACATTCTTTCTATATGAAATATCTTTACTTTCTTTTTTAATTTCATATTCAATAATATAATTACTTTCAAACTCTTCTAATGGTTTTTCGAAGTATGTATTGTTTATACTACTTTTAGTTGAAAAAGCATTTCCAAGCACTGTTCCTACAGCTTTATATACATATAAACCAACAAGCCACGATTGATAGTTAATTTCATCAAGTTCTTTTTCGTGTTTCTTGATATAACTACTTAACAATCGTGGCTCTTCATTCCAAAACTCTTTCACTGTCATACCACATTGCAAAGCATATGGTAGCAACTCATCATAAAAACTATCTAATAATTCTTGTGTTGTCTTTACTATTATGCTACTTTGATTCCCCTTATTATCTATTTGTTTTCTGTTTCTTGGTTTGAGGTATCTTTCGCATTCATAAAAACCGATGAAATTCCAATTGTTAATTTTGCAATTAATTCATCGTATCCGTTTTCTTCAACTTCAATATTATATAATTCTTCTATAGTTTCTTTATCTTCTATCTCTGTTAATATCATTCCTATTTCGATTAATTCATCATAGTTGAATACTTCGTCTCTTTGATTAGATTTTTTGCTTAGATATTTTATAGTATCTGGACTTAATATCGACATATCAATTTCTTGTCCTTGAGATGCTTGCATTTGGATTTTTGTAATTTCTTCTATAATGTGCCTATCAGCATCATCAAAATCAATACCATAAGCTAATTTATTTCTAAACTTTGTTAGTTGATATGATTTTTTGAAATTTATTTTTAATTCAAATTCTTTATTTCCTATTATAATTTTTCTATTATCCATAATATAATTTCTCCCTTATTCTTTTATATTTTTTAATCAAGTTCCATATTTAAAAATACATCAACTTCTTTTTAAGAAAGTCTCGCATAAATACGAGACTATTTTACAATTACTAAAATATGTGTTACACCATCAGCGCAATCAGTCTTTTTAGCTGTTAGTTTTATTATTGCACTTCCAGCTTTTACCCCTGTTATTGTTGCAATTCCATCTGCTACATTTACAGTTGCAACACCTTCTGTATCAGATACAGCTGTTACTGTAGCATCAGCAGGGTCAGTCTCAACATTTACTTTTGCAGTTCCAGTTCCTTCAACATTTACAACTGCATCTATAGCAGATGTAAATGTTACACTCTCTTGAATTAAATCTACAACATTTATTATAGGTAATTCTTCTGCTTTTGTAACTGTTATAACTGCTTTACCTGTTAAATTTCCACCTATAGAAACTTCATCTTGGTATGTATCAACTATACCTTGGAATTTGTGTCCAGTTCCATCTGGATTAACTTGTAAAAAGTCTAAAGTCTTTTTATAATCTTGTCTTAATATTTCAAAATTATCTCTATGTGCCATATAAGTACATTCTTTTTGTCCAGGGTCTTTTCTTCCTGCAGTTGCAGTTTTCACTCTTGCAGTTGTAACAGTAGTATCTATTGTTTCTGGTGCAGAACCTGTTGCTGGTATATTAGTTAATGCTAACCATAAATGGTATTTAGACTCTCCACCTCTTTTTACAAATAATGCTGATGCAATATCTGATATTGCTCTATTATCTGGTATATCTTTTACTAAATAATTCCTTACATTTTCCTCCTATATTAAAATATTTTTATTTGATATTATTTTTTTAGTATATTTGATTGTTAATCTATATATAGAATCATCTAAATTTGGTGTTGGTTTGCAAAATATTCTTTGCATTCTATATTTTTTTATCATAATATCATCAACCAAATTTGCCAATTCTCTTGCTATATTAACATTTGATATTGTTGTATTCTCTATAGCTTTATCTTCCGCATAAATATCTACAGTAAATAAAATTTTATCTGTAAACTCATTAAAGTTTGTACTAATTAATTCATTAACATTGTCATCTTCAGTTACAACAACTAAAGGGAATTTATCCGATTCTTTAAGTGCTTTGTTCCTAACTCTTGGAGAATATTTACTCTTTTCTGCAATGTATTCTTTTATATCTTTATAAACTTTGTTAGAAAGATTTATGTTCCTTTTATTATTCCCCTTTCCTTAAGAACTCGTTTTGTTATTTCCATATAATTAGCTTTTAAATCTAACCAGGCTCTATACATAAATTGATGTGCTTCTTCTCCTTGTGTCCAATAAAAATTGCCATCACTTGCTTTATATACCCATCCCTTTTCGCCATGCTCATTTATATCATAATTCCATCCAAATTCATTTGATGTAGGATGTGGATTGCTCTTTGCAGTAACTCCTGTTCCAAATTCAACATACTTTGCATAAGCTAGATTGGTATATACTCTTACAAGATCTCCAACAATTTTACTTATCAAAATACTATCTTTTAATGAATTAGTTGGTGTATAAACACCTTTTCCTACTGTTTCAGAAATATAATATTTCACTCTTTGTTGTGTATATTCAGCCAAAGCTTCTAATATATATTTTTTAGAATTTTCTAATTCTCTTTGATAGTCTTTTAAATTTTTTATTAGTTCATTAATACTATTATGCGATAGATTAAATTCAAAACTAAATTTGTTCGCCATCTATATCTACTATTTCCTTGTTTTCTTTTTTCTTTGGCTTTGTTTCTTTCTTATTTTCATTTATTATATTCCATCCTGCTGATTTATAATCAGAGATGATATTATCTGGTATTTCTTTAACTACTCCATCTTTTTCTACTTTCATAACTTCCCCCTATTTTTTAGATTTAACTTCTATAATCATATCTTCATCGCTAAAACTTATTAATGGTTCTTTACCACTAACTATTAATGCTCTAATATTTTCTATTATCATTTTTTCTAAATCGTTCTGAGGTCTCAGAGATATAGTTTGAAAGTTTCTTATAACTTTTGCAGTCATCTTCTACCTCCATATTATTTTAGATTTTTTCAAAATATATTAAAATTGCAGTGTTCTGTGGTCTTACACTTTTTATTTTATAATTGGCTTTTCTTCCATAGGTACCTTCAATTTCATCTATAGGCTTTATCCCTTCAAGATAAGCAACATCGCCTTCTTTGAATTTACCATTATATTTTTCTAATGATATTATCGTTTTATACATTTTAGAAACTTTTTCTCCATACAATGCTATATCTGTATTTCCACTAGCAGGCTGAACATTAAAAGAATAAAATTCTGGTTTATTATAAAAATTCACTTCATTTCCATAATCATCTTCTATGGTATCTTTTAAATTTGCTATATAGCATCCTTTATTCCAATTCGAAAAGATATTATTGATTATCAATATTATCCCTCCTTTTAGGAATACCTGCATAAGGAATTAATTCATCCATTAAAGATTCTGGAAGCGGTCCATCGTTTTCTCTAGTCCAACTCAAACCATTTTCCGAATAAGCTTTAACACCAATATTTTCTTCCCACTTATACAGTTCAACACATGCCCTTATCTGCCAATTATAATATTTTTTAGGTAATTGTATTCCTTCATAATCATCTAAAAAAGGATATAATGTAGACAATGCAATATTTTGACTATCCTCTAATAGATTTAATAATTTTGCATTATATTTGTCATTGTCTGCAAATTTATTAGCATCATAAGGAATTTTTTCTTTTAGTTTTTTTAATTGTGCATTCTCTTCCATCATATCCTCCTTACATTATTTTTAGTTAACTTTTGATATAATTCTTGCTAGTGGTATGAATTTATCATTTACATATGTTTTTGATTCTTCATCTCCATCATTTACTATTTCCCAGTTAGCACCATTTGCAAGTTCTTCAGTAGTTGGACTTAAAGATGCCATACTAGCTTTTGTAAATGATATGTATTTAGGTGCATATAGTTTTCTTTGTCTTACATATAAAGTATCTTCTCCACCATTTGTTTTAGGGTCTCTATCCATCTCGTTTGGTACTTTAGCACCACAATCTGCATATTCTATAAACCCTTTTCCTAAAACATATGTTATATATTTGTCTCCATCTTCAGCTGTTTCTATAGGACAATCGTCATCAACAATAACCATTCTTCCGTTCCAAGTACCTATTTCTAAATCTCTTTGGATTCCGTTAGCATCTGTATATGTTAAATAAGTTATTAATTGTAATGTTTCTAATTCAGTTGCTACATCAGAATGCATTATAGTCATATTAAATATAGCTTTTCTATCTC